CGTTTTGACGAAGATACTAAAGAGGCCTTCATTGATTTATATACGAAGGTTGATGTTCAACCCACTATTGAAGAAACACTTGGAACAGATGTTTCTTTAGATGAAATTTTACTGGATGCTATAAATGATTGATTATAAATTTAACGAACGTAATTTGATTGAAGAATTTCAGTCGTATATTGACTCTACATATAAGGGTCATTATGCCACTAATAAATTTCAATCTACTGAAGTAATTATTGAACGTGGTCATGGTACTGGTTTTTGTATGGGCAACGTCGATAAGTATTCAAACCGATATGGTAAAAAAGGCTCTCGTGAAGATGCTCGAAAAGATCTGATGAAGGTTCTTCATTATGCTCTTATCCAATTATACATCCATGATACTGAAACTGCAAAAGAGCAAACATTAGATATTCCTGATGATCTAACAATTGATTTGACAAATAGTGATAATATTTCACTTTCAGGTATGTACAATGTTGATAATATAGGTTATAATAATATAGATAGCGTTACTGTAGATCTTGATAGTGTGACTACATTGACTTATGGAAACTCAATTGATGATGCTACTCCAGAAGAGTGGGATCGTGTATCTAAAAAACATATGGGAAATAAAAAATGAAACTAAGTGATGAAACCCTTTCAACATTAAAAAACTTTGCTGGTATCAATTCAAATGTTGTGTTGAATCCAGGCAGTGTTGTAAAAACAATGTCTGAATCAAAAACTATTATGTCATCAGCTACTATTGCTGAAGATATTCCAGCTCAAATTGGTATTTACGATTTGAATGAATTTCTCGGTGTTGTTAATATGTTTGATGATCCAGATCTTATGTTTGATAATGAATTCAAATCCGTTCGTGTAACTGAAGGCAAACGTGCTGTAAAGTACTTCTTTTCTGAGCCTTCTATTTTGACTACACCAAGTAAAGATGTTCAAATGCCTCCGTGTGATGTAACATTTACTCTTACTGGTGAAGACATGTCAAATTTACGTAGAGCTGCTAGTGCACTCGGAGTTACAGATTGCGTTATTAAATGCGAACCTGGAACTACACCACAACTTGTAGTAACTGACACCAAGGACTCTACATCTAACTCTTATGAAATTGATCTGGATGAATCTGTTGGTGCTGGATCAACATGTAATTTTGTTTTCAACATTGGTAATTTCAAATTTGTCAATGATGATTATGACGTATCAATTTCCAGCAAATTAATTTCAAACTTTAAAGCAAAGAATACTCAAATTGAATACTGGGTAGCTCTTGAAAAAAACTCAACCTTTGGAGGCTAATATGAGTGAACAACCAGAAATCGGTCTTGGTGTAGAAGATCTAATGAATGCACTGCGAGTAATTAATACAGCAACTGAACGCGGTGTATTTAAAGCAAATGAATTATCTTTTGTAGGACAAGTTTATGACAAATTCTCAACCTTTGTACGAGCAGCTCAAGAAGAAGCAAAATCACAACAACCTCAAGATGGAGAATCTTCTGAAGATGGTAGTGAATAACCCAACCCAACGTGAAACCATTGTAAACGCTTTAAAGGAATGGTCAAATTCTGCAGTTCGTGTAGAAGCAGAAAAAGATCTTCAAAAAAATATTATTGAAGATTTGTCTGATAAAGTTGATATTGAAAAGAAATATTTGAATAAACTAGCAACAATGTTTCATAAACAAAACTTTGCACAGTTTCAGCAAGAACGTGAGGAAATCGAAGAATTGTATGAATCTATCACTTCATAGTGTAAAAATCAGTCTAATTGTTATATAATATATCTACTAAATCATGGAGTAAGTGAATGTCTGATTTTCTATGGGTTGAAAAATACCGTCCTCGCACTGTTGAACAAGCTATCCTTCCTTTGTCCCTCAAGGAAACATTTCGACAGATTATTTCTACTGGTGAATTGCCTAATATGCTTTTCACTGGTACTGCCGGCGTTGGTAAGACTACCATTGCTCGAGCTTTGTGTAATGAGCTCGACCTAGATTATATTCTAGTTAATGGTTCGGAAGAGGGAAACATCGATACCTTGCGTAATAAAGTGAAACAGTTTGCCTCCACTGTTTCACTTCATGGTGGATATAAGGTAGTCATCCTTGATGAAGCTGATTATCTTAATCCACAATCAACTCAGCCAGCCCTTCGTGGCTTTATTGAAGAGTTTGCGAATAATTGTCGATTCATCTTGACGTGTAATTTCAAAAACCGTATTATTGAGCCTCTCCATTCTCGTTGTTCGGTTTATGAATTTGCTATTCCAAATGATCAAAAGCCCGAATTGGCTGGCCAATTTTTTAAACGCGCAAGTGAGATTCTACAAAAAGAAAATGTAGAATTTGTACCTGATGCAGTTGCTCAATTAATTACCAAACACTTTCCAGATTGGCGTCGTGTTCTAAATGAAATGCAGCGTTATTCTGTGTCTGGTAAAATTGATGCTGGAATGCTTGTCGATTTGAATGATACCAATATCAAATCTCTTATGTCAGCTCTAAAAGCTAAAGACTTTAAAACTATGCGTCAATGGGTTGTTAGTAATATTGATACCGAACCTCAAGCAATCTTTCGTAAGCTATATGATTCTATGAACGAATATATAGTACCACAGTCAATTCCTCAACTAGTTTTGATCTTGGCTGACTATCAATATAAAAATGCTTTTGTCGCTGACCATGAATTGAATGTGGTTGCTTGTATGACAGAAATTATGGCAAATGTGGAGTTTAAATAATGCTAACAGTGTATTCAAAAAATAATTGTCCCTATTGTGTTAAACTAAAAAATCAACTTAATACTTGGGGAATTGCGTTTGAAGAAGTAAATATTGAACAAGATAAAGATGCAAAGAGTTTTGTAGTTGAACAGGGCCATCGAAGTGTACCTGTTCTTTATAATGAATTAGAACATATCAATCATAATAACATTACAAAAGAACAACTACTTAATCTTTGAACTAAGGTGCTTATATTATGAACTTCTTTGATTACCTTAACTCTATTAACTATTCTAAAAAAGACATCATGGTTGATGATATTGCCGAGGACGAATATAACTCCTTTATGGTCAACCGCGGTCTTTCCTATTTTCAAGATACTATTCTCTATGCAAATGAGATGAATAAGTATCATCACCTAGACTCTCGTCTTCAATTTGATTTTCTTATAAATATCATTAGAAAGCGAAAACGTTTCAGTAAATGGGCAAAAAATACTGATCCGGATGCTTTAAGTGTAGTGAAAGAATATTATGGCTATAGTAATGAAAAAGCCCGCCAAGTTCTTTCTCTACTTTCTAATGAACAAATAATTGAATTGAAAAAGAGGATGTTCAAAGGTGGAAAATAATAATCAAGAAATTCATGACTGGTCTCCAGCCGCTATGCTGGAAATCACATTGAACGAGCCTGATGACTTTTTGAAAGTAAGAGAAACATTAACTCGTATTGGTGTGGCTTCTCGTAAGGATCGTAAGCTATATCAGTCATGTCACATTTTGCACAAGCAAGGCAGATACTTTATTGTGCATTTTAAAGAGCTATTCTTGCTCGACTCTAAACCTTCTAATTTGACTGAAAATGATATTCAGCGTCGTAATACTATTGCGACTCTTTTGTCAGACTGGGGCTTGATTTCTGTTGTAAATTCAGAGGCTGCATCTAATGTTGCTCCTCTACGACAGATTAAAGTAATTTCTCATAAAGAGAAAAATCAGTGGGAATTATGTCCAAAATATAATATTGGAAATAATTAAAAAAAACTGTTTACATTTGGCTAGCATTGTTGTATAATATACTTAGAAATTGGAGAAAAGTTATGAAAAAGACTATCTTAGGACTTACTACGGCACTTACTCTAGCTGCTTCGAATGTTGCAGCAGCTGGCCAAACTGTATATGGTACAATTACAAACGTATCTCAAAACTGGACTTATGAAACTCGTCGAGTTCCATACGAAGATTGTACAACGGTTCGTGTTCCAGTAACTGGTAATTACCGTGGTGGATCAGCCGGTGGTGATGCTCTTGCAGGTATGATTATTGGTGGATTACTAGGTAAAGGCGTTACTGGAAACGATCGTGGAGCCGCTGCAGGAGCTATACTCGGCGGTGTTATCGGAGCTGATAATCATCGTCCAGTAAATCGTGGCCGTGAGTATCGTGAAGAATATCGTTGTGTAACTAATTATGATTATGTTCGCGAATCAGTTCAAGCTGGCTACATTGTAGATTATATGTATGAAGGTTATCTCTATCAACTTAAAACTTTCAAACAATATAACATTGGAGATAAAATTCGACTAAATGTTCGAGTAAGTCCAATTAATTAAGAAAGATTTATAATGAAAATTGAAAGCCAATTTATAGGATCTTCTTTTATAGAAGAAGATCTATGCGATAATCTAATTCGCTATTTTGATTCTTGGATTCATGAAGCAGCTCCAGGCACAATCGGCCTCAATAGTGGCAAAAAGCCTTCTAGTGCAGATATTAACTATGACGTAAAAAACAGCTTAGACTTACTTATTGGAGATATAGATCTTCAAGAGGCATACTATAACTCTCTAAAAAGAAATTTGGTAGATGATTACAAAAAAGAGTATAGCTGTTCAGACGACAATGCGCCTTGGGGTATTATCCAGGATTCTCAAATACAAAAATATCCTATAAAAAATGGTGGCTTTAAAGCATGGCACTGCGAAAGAAGCTCTGGAGTGGTTCAGCCGAATGCATCTAGACATTTAGTTTATATGACATATTTAAACGATATTAATGATGGAGGCGAAACAGAATTTTTATATCAAAATTTAAAAATTAAACCTAAAAAAGGCTTATCTTTAGTTTGGCCAGCTGATTGGACCTTTACACATAGAGGTAACTCTGCTCCATCTGAAGAAAAATATATTGTCACAGGATGGTTTAATTATCTAGAATAGCTTATAAATAAAACTGAGATGCGGATAGTCCGGTCTCATACTGTTCTTGCTTGAAAAAGGAGAAAAACAATGACAGGCGTTAAACAATTATTTCCACGTTCATCTTTCGTGGGTTTCGATCATCTTTTAAATGAACTCGATCAAGTAGCAACTCATGCTAACGATCATTATCCACCTCATAACATTATTAGAACTGGTGAGAATGATTATCTTATTGAGCTTGCAGTCGCAGGTTTCTCTCGTGATGAGTTATCAATTGAAGTAAAAGATCGAACTCTCGCAGTAACTGGAAATCATACTTCTAAAGGTAGAGAATTTATTCATCGTGGTATTTCGACAAAGAAATTTAAGCGAACCTTTAGGCTGTCTGAGCACGTACAAGTGCACGGAGCAGATCTAGTAGATGGTATCCTTGCGGTAGAACTGAAGGTAATCGTCCCAGAAGAAATGCGTCCTCGTAAAATTTCAATTGGAAAAAACGAGGGTCAAAATGACACAACACATATTAACAGTACACAGCTACTCAACGAGAGCAGTTGAACTAATCCTTGAAACGCTGAAAGGCATTTACAATAATCGAATTGAGCGTAAAGCAATTCGTGAAACTGAAAAGGCTTTAAGCGCACTATCTAATAAAGACTTAGCAGACATTGGCATCAACCGCGGCGAGATCTATGAAATCGCTAGATGTAAATCATCTATTGCCCACGTCAAAGCAAACAAAAATTTGCAGGGATGGGTATAATGACTGAAGCAGTAATGAAATATGCATTTGCACCAGTTAGTGGACTCTTTAGTGGGTTTAATAACTTCTTTCTTTCATTGGGAAGAGCAAGAGCTGCAGCTGAGCTTTCGCGGATGGGTTATCACGCAGAAGCTAAATATCTAATGACTACTGATGTAGAAGATTTATAGCTCAAAAGTAAGGGTCACTACTCAATAAGTGCGCGGGAGGCCACGGTAAGCCTCCCATTTATTTTACAAGGATAGTAGAATGCTTAAGAATATTACTAATAAAATACCCGACTTTTGTATGAGTCACTGGTTGCTAAGAATTCCACTTGCAATCGTATTCCTTCAACAAGGATTTGCTAAATGGCCAATTGATGCCGAAACAGCAGCATCATGGGAACTACCTCTTTTAGTTTGGGCATTCGTTGTTCTAGGCGAAATTGGAGCAGGCATTGGACTATTAGTCGGTGGATCTCTTTATAAGTATCTAAAAGAGCTCGGCGATATATTAACACGGTTTTCAGGTATTACTATTTGTAGTATTATGACCGGTGTTATTTGGATGGCACAACCAGAAAGTTTTACTGAAGTATTATTGTATGACAATTTCCACGTCCTATTATGGGTAGGTGGAATGTTTTTTGCATTGAGAGGAAATAGAACATGACTAAAAACTTAGTAGCATTTGTTGCTTTTTTTATTGTAGTAGGATCTACAGCCCATGCAGATAAAGCATTTAGAAAATGCGCATCTTGTC